GTGTCCCTTGATAATTGCGAATAATTCTCAACCACCCCCGCCTACTGTTGGTATATCACAACATATGTTGGATTTTCACCACAGAATCACGGAAAGCGTTGGTATATCACAACAGATGCGGATTATTTCAATGAATGTCACAGAAATATATTGACATCATAGTAGAGCCTATGATATATGGGCCGAATTGATACCTAGACCACAGATAACGGTAGACAGGCCGATATTGATATGCTAATCAGGCCGAGCCTAGATAGGCTAGCCTTTAGGTATTACCTTGGTGTACACCACTGGATAACTCACTGTAGTTCTACACTGAGAATCCACTGTATTAATCACTGGGTCTCTTAGACCTATGACCAATGAGTATTACTGAGAGCAAGGATAGGAGAGCGTCTACTAAGTCCATTATCTAGTTCCAATGATGTTCTGGATTAGTAGGAGTACCATCTAGGTTAGAACCTGTGGTTACTTTATATCCTCTATCCTTAGCTGTTTTCTTTATATGGCAAGGAGAGCAGAGCAGGTGTAGATTATTATCATTATTCGTACCACCTAACTCTAATGGGATAATGTGGTCTACTTCTCCTACACGGACAGCTATATTGCAATGCTGACAAGTGTACTTATCCCTAATCCTAATTCTCTTGCGTTGCTGTACTCCAGCATTACCGCGTAAGCGGGTATGGAATACCTTAGTAACCATTGGGAACTCCATATAATTACTAGGGTTTAATATAGGTTGCTCCCTATAATCCCTCAGGAAGTCAAACGATCGGCCTTGCACCAACCGGGGCGTTTAAAGAGGTCGCTTCTCTCCTAGTCTCTCTACCAACTTGTAAGCGGAAACTTAAAAGCCCGGAGGCCTTGTGTGGGCTAGCTCCGGGCCTGTTCTGAGGGCGGGCCGGGTTACCCGCGCTGTAGCGCAATGAGCCACTCCAAGGGGGCATACCGTTGGTACCCGAGAACGTCCTTGAGTTCGTGTATGGACATTTTCTCGGCAAGGCGCGTTATTGCAATCTTTCGAATGTCGTTAAAATCCGGCCCATTAAAGCCGAGCTTGTTCTTTAATCGAATGAATGCGGTTTGGAGGGTATTCTTTGGGAGGCCATCGAAAATAGCAGAGGGATTATCTGCGATGCGTTGAGATAATACGGTTCTAGCTCTAGTGGTCAACGGGATAATACGCTCGGCAGACATACGGATAATGCCCGAATTTAGGTCTACTAAATCCGAGGTTAAATCAATAATTTCCTGTTGGACCAATGCCGTATCTAAAGCGAGGATTAGTACGTCTTGCAAACATCCATTAGCGAGGCCCTTTGATTCTGATAAAAGTTTCTCCTCCTCGAATGCAGTCATCGGCCTATAAGGGAGTTCTTTTCGCTTGGCGCACAGAGCAACTACAACGTTCTCGGGGACGCGTACGCCCATGTAGCGGCGGCCATGCTCTATTACTGTCTGGAGGGTATCTAGGTCCTCTTGGGACAGGCTCTTAATGTGGTCCTCTCCAACCTCTTGTACGCGCAACGGGAGTGCAGCGGCCAAACGCTCCTTAAGCTCAGGGGCAACCGTGGCAGGGTACAACGCTGTGTAGTCGTCCACGACCTCCTCTAATGTGTACTCGTAGGCCGGGGTCTCTTTGAGTGCCCGCAACTCCGCGTCCTTAGCGACACGCCACGCCTCGGCCTCCTCCATCGTAGGAAAGGTCTTTTTGACGGGGCGGGATTTGTCCACGCGGACTACCGCTTGGTAGCTAACCCGTCCGTCCCTGGCGTACTTAGTAATAATGTTTGGCATGTCAGTAAGTTAAAGGAATTTGCAGACAGGCGGAGGGTACCTGTCTACTTAGTGCTATGTCAATGCTTGGTCCGGGTGTAACTCTAACAGAGGGTGCCCGTGCGCCCCTATCGGTAACTTATGACGATAGGCGGCCAAAATTACGCGGCGCAATAATTACCTTACTAAACTAGTGTGGTTTTGCTCATATCGGTAACGGCGTGTCACTTTTGCCCAAAAGCGGGGCGCAAATAGTAAGAAAATGCTTACTACGGTGGTTGCGAGTGCTAAAACGTTCTCGGGAAAACCCTCGTGAGATTGTCCTATTCCTGTCCAAGCGGACAACACAGAAAATCCTTTCTACAAGGTACTCGCGGAATAGGTGTACTCCTTAGGGTACCCGAAAGCTCGCAAACGCTTGCGTGGCGGGCGAGAGCGGCTAATCGGTACATTTCGTGTCCGTCAGTACTTAGACTGCAAGGGACTTGTACGACCAAACGAAAGATGTAGACTTCGTACTCGTTGGACCTGTTGCAAGTTGTAACGACCTGCAACGAGGCTTAAGCAGGAGAAAGTTCTAGAGGCAGCGCTCTAAAAATTTTCGCTGCACAAAGTATTGACAGCACATGTGCACCTCGCTTAAAGTTCACACCAATGCAGCGAAACGGGCAGAACAGAGAAACACGGAGTTGAATGTGCGGTAGAAAACAAAGTGTTGACACGAACGGTGTACCTCTGTAAAGTTCGGTTCAAGCAGTAAGCGACAACGAAGTACGGGCCTACAGCCGGGGGCGCTAAACCTGGTTCGCAATACAAACGCTACTGAGAAACCCAAGGGGAATGTGAGCCTGCGGGACGCAAGGTAGCAACACTAGACAAGTAGGGCGTCCTCGTCCTGAAAAGACTAGTGTATTGGTAAGTATCGCAAGTAGGTAAGTGGTGCTAGGTCTAGAATCCTTCGCTCTCCCTCCCGAACGTACCAATCAAAACAACAGAACCCTTACCGCCTCCAACCGGAGGCCGTAACCCTTGGTTACGCAAGGCGATTCTCCGTGAGTCGCTTTACTTAACCTATTCAGGAGTTCTACCTATATGCACGCACAAACCCGAGCAGAACGCCGCGCGCAGTATTTCTCCAAAGCCAAGCAATCCAGTGTAGCCGCAGCGGGCCGCGTAGCCCGTGAGGCGCAGGCCCGCCAACTGGCCGAGAGAGAGGAGCGCAAACGCTCGTACGGTAACGCAATCCGCGACATTTCCCGCGACGCCTCGCGCCGTGGCATTACCTCTAACAAACCGCTCAAGGTCAACACGGGCGGTTACGTCATTTCCACTGCACCACAAACCCAACCGCTAACGCGAGAGCAGTTACTTAGGGAGTACTACTAGATGCAAACGAAACACAACAAGCTCCCGCAGTCTCGCGGGACGGTCAAGGTAATTAACGGGCATCGAATCACGGTGTACCGAGGCGCACCGCCTCCGATTAAGCACACTGGCAACACGGGCGCGCTCGTAGGCGCAACTGTTGGAACCTCCCTCAAACACTGGTAACGCCTGCAACATGCCCCAAACGCTCGTAATCAAAACCCCGGACGCCTCCCGTACTCACTGGAACGCGGTACGCGTAGCCCTTAATAAGAACGGCTTTGAAGTACACATGCACCACGCAGCACTCACGGACGGCGGCCAAACGATCGTATCCAAGGTGCTACGCATTAACGGTAACGCGGTAACGGGGGCCGAGATTGAGCGGTTCCTCCCGGGCAGCAACCAAGTAACTATCCTCCACTGACAAACTCAGGACTACAAACCATGACCAAACTGACCGTCTACAACCAATACAGTGATGTGATGTTCTCACCCGACCGCCTACGAAGCGTTGTGGCCGAGCTTGCCGCGCACCTCCCACACCTGCGAGAGGAGTTCAATTTTGACACCATCGTAGTATCGGGAAAGAGCGGGGCCGCCGTTGGCTTTGCCCTGTCTATGGTTACGGACATTAACGTTGTGTTTGTTCGTAAGGGCGAATCGACACACGGGGATATGATCGAAGGGCCGAGCGGCCACAAGTTCACGCGTTACGCGTTCTTTGACGACTTCGTAGCGTCGGGCGCAACACGGGACCGCGTTCATTCGGAATTGCAGAAGTACGCGGAAAACCGGAGCGCCGATGCACCCGAGCGCGTACTAACCATTGAGTACCAGAAGTACAACGACCGCGTATCTCACTTGACCGCGAGCAAGTATGACAAGCGTTTTCAAGTTGCCGCGCCGTACGAACTCCCCGCACGTCAAATCAGCATCCATTAACCGCCAAAACACACTTAGGAGTACGGACGCACATGAGCGAACTTATGCGTAAGTTCTTGACCGCGTATATCGAGTGGGTAGACGCGGGCGCACCGGAGGACGGGCCGTTTTCGCGTAGCTCGGGCCTCTGTGATAACACGTACGGCTTGCCGGGAGGCGGGAAAGACGTTCGGAACGAGCTTAGGGAAATGTTCGAATCGGACGGACTCGCTACCTCGTACCCGTTTGGCGAGGCGGAGTTTAATCGAGACTGCGACCACGACGAGCAACACCTACACCAACCCCGCATAGACTGGATTAAGTCCAAGCTCGCAGCGTAACCACCTTTAATCACTGAGACCACACCATGACCACGAACGCACAAACCCAAGCCCGAGCCTTTGACCTTGACCGCAAGCACACGGTAGGCCAATTCCTTAGCAACCACCCGGACGCCCTCCGCGCCAAGAAAGCGCACGATAACGAGTGCAAGGACTTCTACGACATTGGCGCACATGGCCGCCTGCGCGGTGGCCCGCTTGTTCCCGCGATGTTCCCGCGCGCCCGTACCCGCTAAATCCCGCCCGACAATACTTAGGAGTACACATACAGATGAATACGCAAATCAAGGTTGGTTCGCGCGTTGTGTTCCGTGGCGAAAAGCAGGGCACAGGCTACACGCTGGAGGACCTTAAGCCGTTCCCCAATGACCTCTCAGAGGTTGGGAACACGGGCACTGTTGAGGCTAAGGTGGGTGGCATTCTCACGGTGCGTATGGATTCGGGGCGCGTTATTACGGAGTGGTACGCCCACCGCTATGAACTAGTGCGGGCCCCGGAACCCGCCGCAACCGTCTACCTCATTGCAGGCATGACGACCGAGTACGCCACGCAGGAATCCGCCGAGGAGTTCCTCCGCGAGTACGGGGATAACGGCAAGGAATACACGATTACTCAAGTGGTTGCGCGTCGCCGCGTCAACCGTACGACCGAACTTCAATCCATCTAAATCCGAGGATACGAACATGAGCACCAAATTTACGGCGGGTCAGAAAGTTAAGTGTATCAAGGCGGGCGGTTCGGACAACAAGCTCCAAGAGGGCACGGTGTACACGGTGGAGCGAGTTGGAGCGTGCGGCGAGGTCTACCTCGTGGAACTCAAGAACCCGCACACGTACTCCGGTTGGTACGGTGCGAAGCGGTTTGAGGCGGCCCCGGAGGACACATACAGCGTTACTGTCCGGTACCCGAACGGCGGCTTTGGTATTACGCAATTCTTTGAGAGCGAGCAAGCGGCCCGCGAGTACGTAGAGCAGCACGGAATTTCGGAATACACGTACGACCTCTCTAAGTTTCAGCGCGTGGTTACGCTCAAGGTCCAGGAGGAAACTACCGTTACCCGCTCGGTTATCTCCGCATGATCCTAGCGCTAGGTAGCGCGTTCCTGTTCCTCGTAGTTCCTGTTTTGCTTTCCATCCAATTTACACAAATCCTTAGGAGTACTTCTCAAGATGACTAAGACCATTGCCGAACAAATCGCAGCACTTGAAACCCGTATCAACGCGGATACGGAGAAGCTCGCAAACCTCAAGCGCTCGCAGGCCGCCCAGGCCGCACTAGACAGTATCGCGCCCGGTTCGGTTATCCGGTTCGTGTTTGGCCGCAAGGAGACACGCGGGGAGTACTCGGGCGAGGTCCGCTCGATTATCGACACGGAGAAAGGAAAGGTTATCCGCGTGATTAAGGGTGCGGGCGCGGACGAAGAGATTGTTTCGATTAAGCCTGCCGATATTTTGGCCGTGGGCGAGGAGGTCCAAGAGGCCGCCGCAGACGAGCAACCCGCAGTATCGCAAGGCGCGAACGCCGATCCCCTCGCCTCCCTCATTTAAGGAGCTACACATGGTCAAGATTACTCGCGCAGCACTGACACTCACCAACGTGGTTGCGGACCTCGTAATGCAATTGCGCGCCCTCGGTGCGCGTTTCCGGGAGTTCCTCATTGCGCACCACTGCGCCGCGCTCGTGGCGTTGGTGGAGAAAGCAGAGGCGGACGCCGCCGCAGCACACCGCGCCGTAGACCGCATGGTAGACCGCGCGATGCTTGCGTCCATTCGGGCGGAGGACGTAGCCCGCCAAGCGGCGGCAGAGGCAGCTAACCACGGCGTAGACCTGGAGGTTTAAGGCATGGCATTTTACAAAGCCGTATTTCTCGTGTTTCTCGTCCTCAAACTCGCGGCCATCGGGCCGGTAGCCGGGTGGTCTTGGTGGTGGATTACCTCGCCCCTGTGGTGCGTCTTTATTCCCACGCCCAAGCCAAAGAAACAATAAACAGGAGGCGCGATGCTTACTCAGGGCAGGCTTAAAGAGGTGTTGGAGTACTGCCCTGAGTCGGGCGTATTCCGTTGGCGGGTGCGGGCAAGTATCCGGGTCCGTGTTGGTGACGTGGCCGGGTGCATCGATAACGTACACGGCTACGTGCAGATTAGCGTAGATCGGAAGCTATACCGCGCTAACCGCCTAGCGTGGCTCTACATGACGGGCGCATGGCCCGCCGCATTGGTAGACCACAAAGACCTAGACAGAAGTAACAACCGATGGTCAAACCTCCGGGAAGCAACGAAAGCGCAGAACGGCGCGAACCGAGAAAAGCAAGCCAACAACACGAGCGGTTACAAGAACCTCCAACGCAACACAAACGGTTGGCAGGTTGTGGTAACGAAGCACGGCAAGCGGCATCGGTTCGGGACATATCCAACGTTGGAGGAGGCCGCAGCGGTAGCACGGCGGGCGAGGATCGAGATACACGGGGAGTTTGCGAATCATGGAGATAGCCCGCGATGATTGGTTAGCATTCGCCCAATCCCTCCCGGAAGGGTCCCACAAAAAGTACTCACACTCTTGCGGGCCGGGTTCCTGCCGCATGGTTTCCCACAAGCCCGAGGGGTGGGGTTGGAGTTGTTTTAGGTGCGGTGAAAAGGATTGGGTCCCGAGACCTGCGGAGAGCCTCACAGAGAAGCTAGCAAGGCTCCGCAGAGCGCAGGAGGTGGAAAGCTATGCCCGCGTCTCGGTAACCCCGCCTGAGGGCTATACGGACCCGCAAACGTGGCCCCTTGAGGCGCGAGTATGGCTTTATCAGGCCGGAATATCCAACGTAGAGATACAGGCGTTACGGTTCGTGTGGTCCCCGCGTTTGCAACGTGTCGTCCTGCCCGTGTTCAACGAGATTGGCGAACCCGTGTTCTGGCAGGCGCGCACCTTAGACAAGTCCAACCCCTGCAAGTACCTATCCCCGTCCGTAGATAAGCGGCGATTAATTGCCAAGTACGGGGACGGCCCCGCGTTAGTCCTTACCGAGGACCTCCTTAGCGCCTATAGGGTATCCCGCGCGGGTTACGCCGCTTGGTCCTTGCTCGGGACGAAGTTAAACGACTGGACCGCCGCCGAGATTATCAAGACGGGTTTACCGGTTCTAACGTGGTTGGACCCGGATAAGGCGGGCCAAGACAACGCAGCAAAGATTAACCGCGCGCTCCGGGCGTATGGCCGGGACGTTACCAACATCGTGTCCGACAAGGACCCAAAACTCTTAAGCCGGGAGGCTATCCAATGTCTGCTCAAAACCTGAAGTGGTTCCGCTTTAGCCAAAACAGCAGCGGCGGCTCGTTCGTAGAGGACGAGAACGTATGTGAGGAGGTGTTTATCGAGGCCGAGAACGCGGAGGCGGCTATCGCCAAGGCGGAGACGTTCTGCGATAACTCCGACTCCTGCGAGTGCTGCGGGGATCGTTGGTCGTTTTGGGTCTCGGACGAGGACGGCTACGACGTTCCGACCATCTACGGTGAGTCCATCTACGAGGCAGGCCCAGGTATGTTCCGCACTCACGCGAAACTGCACTACGCGGACGGTACGGTTGTGGATTACAAGTTCAAGGCGGCGCAATGAGTGCAAGCCTGGAATCTGAGATTCTCAACATTCAGTACGAGATACCGGAAAGCTACCGAGACCCCGCTATGCGTATGGCTTACGTGTTCGGACACCGCGACGCACGACACGCAGCGGCGGAGATTGCAGCGCGCCCCACGGAGAAATACGAGTATCGAGAAGCCGGGGCCGTTAATGGCCACATTCTTTACATGAGGTACCCCGTATGAGCTTGGAAGTAACGTTGCTCCAGCTATTGCGATACCGCGAGCGCTACGAGCGATTGGCTAAGGCCGTGCCGAAAGCGGCCCTAGAACCTAAGTCCGTTTTCATCCTGGACGACTTCGGCAAGTTCTTTAAGGAGTTCCCGGACGTTGCGCGTATCGAGTTCGAGCCGTTCAATCTCTATTTCACAACCTTCGCACACCCTACGCTTACGGAGGAGCAGAGAGCGCTGTATCGCGTAATGCTCGCGGAGGTCCTTAACAAGGATTGCGACGCAGCGCTTGAGGCCGGGATTATGGAGCGCCTCCTCGCAGCGGAGACCGCGCACCGCGTTACGGACTTAATCTCGCAGTACAACGAGGGCGCGGAGGTTGACCTCTACGTAGCTCTGCGCGATGAAATGACGCGTTACGAAGCGGCCACTACGCGCAAGGGCCGCCTCCCCTGGGTTGACGCCGATATTGACGACATTCTAGGAGACGACAAAGAGGACAAGGGCCTCCATTGGCCTATCGAGTGTCTTAACCTCTGTATGCGCCCGGCCCGGCCCGGGGACTTTATCGTGCTGGCCGGGAGGCCGGATAAGGGCAAGACTACGGTTATTGCGCAAGTGGTCTCGCATATGGCCGCGCAATTCGATACGTACTACGGTCCTAATCACGGGCGCTCTGTGCTGTGGTTCAACAATGAGGGGCCGGGTAAGCGCATTGTCCAGCGTATCTACCAAGCCGCGCTAAACGCCTCTGTAGCGGACCTTATCCGCAAGTCCAAGGGGGCAACGCTCAAAGAGGAGTACGCGTTAGCCGTAGGCGGAATTGATCGTATCCGCGTAATGGATATACACGACTTCTGGAGTTACGAGGTAGAGGACATTATGCGCCGCTGCCCGCCGGGTCTCGTGGTGTTCGATATGGTGGATAACATCAAGTTTAGCGGCGCAGCGCTTAACGGCGGACAGCGTACAGACCAAATCTTAGAGAGCATGTATCAGTGGTCCCGCCTCATGGGCGTTAAGTACGACACGCCGGTTATTGCTACCTCGCAGATTAGCGCGGACGGGGACGGCTTGCCGTTTCCCACGCTTTCCATGCTCAAGGATAGCAAGACGGGTAAGCAGGGCGCAGCGGACGCGATTATTACGCTCGGTTCTAAAAACGAGTCTATGTATGACGGCGTGCGCTGGATTGGGTTGACTAAGAACAAGCTGGCCCGGGCAGGGCAGCCCAAGAGTCCGAACGCTGAAGTTATATTCGACGGTGAGCGCTCCCGCTTGCTAATGCCAACTGAAAACGATTAGGAGTACCGCGGAACATGAAAGCAACAGCACGGCATAACTGCGAGAAGTGCAGGAGCGAGATTAACGACTACTCCAAGAACCGCTGCGACGCATGCGAAAAGGCCGCCCCGGAACCGGAGAAGTGTTTCCGGTATTGGCATCACACGGATAGCTGTTTGTGTTCCGGGGAGTGCGTAGCTAGGCGCAAATCGTGAGCGAGCACACGTTAGTCCTGTTCCGCAATCTCTTTAACGCTTACGCCGATTTCTACGAGGCGTGTCTTGATTACCTGGAGGACGTACTGTGATTCCCGCACTTTTCAAGCCGATGTTGGCCGCGACTCTCACCAAGCCGGAACTTATCAAGTTCCCCGTGTGGGCCTCACCAAAGATTGACGGTATCCGCTGCGTGGTGTTCGGTGGGGTTGCGTATTCGCGGAGCCTTAAGCCTATCCCTAACGAGTTCGTACAGCGTTGGGCTATGAATCACTCGTTAGCCCTGGACGGCCTGGACGGTGAGTTAGTGGTGGGTAGCGCCACGGACCCTAACTGTATGCAAAACAGTATGGCCGTTATGCGTAAGAGTGGGATGCCGGACTTTAAGTTTTACGTCTTTGACGCGGTGCTACCCGGTGTCGAGTTTGACGAGCGTAGCGACTTCGCAGCGGAACAGGTGCGCCGAGTCAAGCGGGACTACCTGGATACCCGCGCGGAGCGCGTACCGCAGGCCCGCGTAGTCAACTTGGCCGCATTGGAACACTACGAGGCCGCATTCCTGAAAGACGGGTACGAGGGAATGATGGTCCGGGCGTATGACGGCCACTACAAGTACGGACGCTCTACCGAGCGCGAGGGCGGCCTCGTCAAGGTTAAGCGGTTCGTGGACGCGGAGGCGGTGGTAGTTGGGTTCGTGGAGGAAATGGAGAACACGAACGAGGCCAAGCGGGACGCCCTCGGTAATACGGAGCGCAGCACGGCTAAGGCGGGCCTCGTGGGTAAGGGGACGTTGGGCGCGCTCGTGGTGCGGGACGAGGAGGGCCGGGAGTTCAACGTAGGGACGGGGTTTAAGGCTATCGAGCGTGCGTATATGTGGGAGTACCGCGAGACGTTGCTCGGCAAGCACGTTACGTACAAGTACTTTGACCACGGCATCAAAGAGGCCCCACGGCACCCAGTGTTTAAGGCGTTCCGCGCCCCTGAGGATATGAGCAAATGAAACCGCATATTACGTTTAAGTACGGGTGTTGGTGGTGCGAGGGACTTGGATACGTGTTCGGAGTCTCCGCCGTTAGCCCCAAAGGGGCGTACAACGACTGGAAAAGCAAACAATGATCCCTCCGCAAATCCTAACTAGCACAGGCCGGTACTTTGACTTTACCGCGCCCGAGTGTGGGGCTATCGAGATTGAGGACATAGCCACGGCCCTTAGCCGTATCTGCCGCTTTACCGGGCATACGACCGAGTTCTATAGCGTTGCACAGCATAGCGTGTACGTATCGTTTCTCGTCCCGGACCACCTCGCGTTAGCCGCTCTCCTGCATGACGCTTCGGAGGCGTATCTCGGGGACGTGTCTAGCCCGCTTAAGCGGCTCCTCCCGGATTACAAGCGGATTGAGGAAAGGGTAGAGCGCGCTATCTGCGATAGGTTCGGCGTGGAGTACCCGCTGGACCCCGCGATTAAGGAGGCGGACCTCCGTATGTTGGTTACGGAACGCCGGGACCTCATGCCTAAGCCGCGCCCCGAGGTTGACGGCGTAGACCGCGTAGCGTGGTCGGACTTCCGGGGAATCAAGACTGTTACTGAGCGTGTGCGAGGAGTTAATCCCGACATTGCGCGCCTTATGTTCCTTGGCCGATACAAAGAACTTACATACTAATTAGGAGTACTGCCATAAACGTAAGCCTTTACCACGGGGACTGTCTGGACGTTATGCGTTCCCTGCCCGATGCAAGTATCGACATGATTATGTGTGACCTCCCTTACGGGACGACCCAGAACAAGTGGGACAGTGTTATCCCGCTGGACAGCCTTTGGCCGGAGTACCGCCGTATTGCGAAGCGTAACGCCGCAATGGTATTTACGGCGGCGCAACCTTTTACAACGGCCCTTATCTCGTCAAACCTCAAGGAGTTCCGCTACTGCTTAGTTTGGGACAAGGTAGGTACTACGGGGTTCCAAACGGCCAAGGTAATGCCGCTACGCAGGCACGAGGATATTTGTGTGTTCTACGCTGCAAAGCCTACCTACAACCCGGAAATGGAGGTGCGCGGCAAGCCTCGCAAGAAAGGCGGCAGCAACACGGACAACGGGTGTTACGGGGAACTCCGCAGCACGGAGAGCTTTAACAACACGTACTACCCCACTTCTATCCTGCAAGTGTCCAACGCGAGCAAAAAGGGCCTCGTTCATCCAACGCAGAAGCCCGTAGAGCTTATGGAGTACCTCGTTAAGACGTACAGCAACGGGGGCGAGACTGTCCTTGATAACTGTATGGGGTCCGGGACCACGGGCCTAGCCTGCGTGAACACGGGGAGGGCGTTCGTAGGTATTGAGCGGGACGAAAAGTACTTCGCAATCGCAAAGGCCCGCATCGACACGGCTTATAGTAAGGAGTACAGCGCAACATGAGTAAAGGCTACGTTGTATTCGACGTTGAGACGACCATTAAGGCGTACAACAAACGCAAGGCTAGTCCCTTCCTCCCGGAGAACTTCGTAGTTGCCTCGGGGTGGAAACGGCAGGGGGACGAGCGAGTAACCGGGGAGTATTTTGGGCGTGCGCCTAAGCCGTTCAACTGGTTTAGCAAGCTCCTCGCGGGCACTAGTTTGCTCGTTGGTCAGAATTTGAAATTTGACCTGCTTTACGCCTTGCGAGAGCCGCAGAATTACGAGGCGTGGCAAGAGTACGTAGCCCGAGGCGGTAATGTGTGGGACGTACAAATCGCGGAGTTCCTCCTAAGAGGTATGGAGCCTAGCTCGCACATGCTGGCTATGGATGAAATGGTTACGGCCTACGGCGGTAATCTCAAGATTGACGAGGTTAAGGCCCTTTGGGAGGCGGGGGTAGACACTCCGGACATAGACCCGGACCTACTCATGCGCTATCTCTGCGGGGACGATAGCGGCCTCGGGGACATTGGCAACACGGAAAAGATTTTCCTCGGGCAACTCGCTAAGGCGCGCAAGACCGGACAGGTTAAGAGCATTCTGCTCAACATGGGGTCATTGCTCGCTACCGTGGAGATGGAAAAAAACGGGATGCATGTTAATAAGGAGCTAGGCTTGCGCCTCGCCTCCGAACTGCAAGCCCGCCTAGAGACCATTGAAGCAGAGTTGCACGCGTACCTCCCCGAGGGCCTCCCGTTTGAGTTCAACTGGAGTAACCGCTACCACTTGTCCCCGCTGATTTTCGGCGGCAAGGTCAAGTACGAGAAGCGGGTAACGACTACGGACGAGAACGGTAGTCCTGTGTACTACCAGAAAGACGCGGAGGTTGTGTATCTCAAGCACGAGAAAACGACCAACGGGGACGGCAAGGTAGAGCACAAAACAATGCCGCTGGAGGACTGGCGGCGCATGGACCACCAACCCGAGCCGCTCCGGTACGGTTCCGGCAAGAACGCTGGAGAACTCAAGACCAAAAAGGTAAAGGTCCCGGACCTCTCGCGCGGCCCTAAGTCCGCAATGCGAGATTTCTATTACGAGTTCCCGGGATACACGGAACCCAAGCCCGAGTGGGCGAGCAGTACCGAGGGGTTGTATAGCGTGGCGGGCGAGGTTATCGAGGCGTTGGGTAACCGAGATATTCCTTTCCTTAAGACGCTCGCGGAGGTTGCGGGCCTCACTAAGGACCTCACCACGTATTACATTAGCCTGGACGAAAAGACGGGCGAGCATAAGGGAATGCTTACGCTCGTGGGCGGGGATTCGATTATTCACCACTCAATCAACCACACGTCCACGGTTACGGCGCGGTTCTCCTCGTCTAACCCTAACCTCCAGAACGTCCCGAAAGAGGGCAAGTCACAGGTTAAGAGTGTGTTTGAGTCCCGCTTTGGCAAGGACGGGCAGATTGTACAGTCCGACTTTACCGCGCTGGAGGTCTATGTCCAAGCGAACCTAACCGGTTGCACTCAACTTATCGAGGACTTGCGCGCAGGCCTGGATATGCACTGTGTACGGGTCTCGCAGAAAGAGGGGATTACGTACGAGGACGCGCTCCTTAAGTGCAAGGGCGATAAGTCCCGGGGCATTGCGCCGTTGCCAGAGTGGGAAAAGAAACGTACTGAGGCAAAGGTGTTCTCGTTCCAACGTGCCTACGGCGCAGGCGCGGCCAAGATTGCCGAGAGTACCGGCATGAAACAGGAGGACGTAGAGGACCTTATCAAGGCGGAGAACGAGCGATACCCCGAGCTTGCAGCGTACAACGCGGCTAAGACTAAGCGTATCGAGCAATCACGCCGTCCGACTAACAACATTCAGCCGCACCCGGATATTCCGGGCCTTATGTGCCAACTCGGGAAAGGTTGGAGCGTTACCCCGGATAACAAGATTTACTCGTATCGGGAGTCCCCGGCCCCTAAGTGGAGTATCCAACGGGGCGGTATGCCGCAGAGCTTTAGCCCTACGGAAATTGCTAACTACGAGGTCCAGGGCGCTGGCGGTGAGTGGGCCAAGGCCGCTATGTGGCTCGCGGTGCGGGCGTTCTATGCGCGTAAGAACTTCGGGGGTCGCGCGCTCCTGACTAATAACGTGCATGACGCGGTGTACATGGACGCCCATAAGGACGTATTGGACGAGGCCGCAGGACTCTTGCACGCCTGCATGTTGCACGCTAGCACGCTAATCGAACAGTACTTTGGATGGAAAGTAGCCGTACCCGTGCCTAGCGTTACGGTCCACGGTGATTCAATGATTGAAGAAAACAACTTTGGCGAGGCATTCGACACACACGCAGAGACATTCTACGAAGTTATCCGCAAGGACTATCTAGGCGGATACCGCGCAGGCTTTGAATCAACCGCAGCACACTAACCACTAACATTTATTTAGGACTACACCACATGACGCAAGCACTTAACCTCGCCGACCTGATTGCACAAGCAGCTAAGACCGGCCCGGATATGACCCAAACGAAGGGCGGCGGAGACTTCGCACCGCCCGCCGCAGGCGTTACCCGTCTGCGCCTCGTTGGCTATTTCGAGACCGGCAAGCACAAAGAACTCAACATGCAAAACAAGGAGGTCCTCCGCGATAAGGTAGACCTCGTGTTTGAGTTGAGCGGCCCGAACCACCCGCCGCGAGTTACCGAGGACGGTACGAAAATTCCGCACCGCATTACGGTTAAGGAGACCAAGAGCCTTAACGAGAAAGCCAATTTCTATAAGCTCTTTGCGGCAATGAACGCAGCGCACGGCGGCGGTGCTACCCACATGGTGCAAATGCTCGGCAAGGCGTTCCGCTCCGAGGTGTTCCACAAGCAAGGCGGTAAGGACGGTAAAACCACGTTCGCTAACCTCAAGGGACCTAACGGCTACATCATCCGCCCTGTGACGTACCAGGACGAGGAAACGGGCGAGACCAAGACGGTTAATGTTGATCCGCCTATCACGGAGCTTAAGGCATTCATTTGGGACCTCGCGGATAAGGCCATGTGGGACAGCATCTATATCCCGGGGGAGTACGAGGCGCGCAAGAACGATAAGGGCGAGGTAACGACCCCGGCAAAGAGCAAGAACGTTCTCCAGGAGCGTATTAAGGCCGCTGCGAACTTCGCGGAGATTGTGGACCGTGTGGGCGCGACGGTGGAGGAGTTGGGCGTCCCGGACGCAGAGACCCCGGAACGTTCGGAGGCTCCCGCAGGCTCGGCAGGAGAGGACCCGCTCGCCTCGTTGGGTTGAGCATGAATTCCGCACTAGCCGCAGTCATCGAGCAAGCAGCACAAGAGGCCCCGCAGTTTGGGGCCTCGTTGTTTCCGGCAACCGTCCCGGGGCGCGTGCTCCACCTAGACGCCGATTATTTGGCGTATTACGCCTCGGGCAATGACGAATGCGAACCGGGCCGCGCCCGCCAAAACGCTTTCGATCGTATCGAGCAAACCCGCCTCCGCTGCGGTGCGGAATCCGTAGTAGCGCACCTGTCCGCCTCCGGCTGTACCAAGGCGCACCGCTTCATTATCGCCACGGTCAAGGCGTACCAAGGCCAACGCAACGCCTCACGCAAACCTAAGAATTGGGCGTATCTCCGCGAGGTCCTAGAGACCTACGAGGGGCCTAAGTTCAAGCCGAAAGTATGGGTAACGCGAGAGGCGGACGACGGGATAGCGTACTGCGCGCACCAAGGTAGCGCCGTGATTTCAACCCGGGATAAGGATATGCGCATGTTGCCCGGACTGCACATTAACTGGATGGACTACACATTAACCGAGGTTCCGCCCGGGGCTTATGACGTTATCGGCGTAGACGGCCTCCAGTACGGCGCGAAATGGTTTTATCTCCAGCTATTGCAGGGCGATACGGCGGACAACATACCGGGCCTCCCTAAGTTGTTCGGGAAGTTGTGCGGAGATAAAACCGCCGAAAAGTACTTAGCCGGGACTACCTGCATTGAGGACGCGTACGACCGCGTACAAGCCGCATACGAGGACCACTACGGCGCACCGTGGGCGGACGCCCTGATTGAACAAGCGGGCCTCCTGTGGTTAAGGACGGATGCACAAGCAAGCCTCCGAAACATTGCCGAGGCGTTCCCTAAACATCACCCGATAGACGACGCTATCTACCGTCTGGAGGAGCGCGTAACCAAGAGGCTAAATGAGCTTAAGCAAATTACCGGCTAGTAAGCTCCCCGAGTACCGGGCGGCCAAGCTAGCGGAGCAAGGGGGCAAGGACCCAATCACGGGGTTCTATATCCCGCCCGATAAGGCCGCAGCGGACCATTGCCACATTACCGGGATGCACCGCGCAATCCTCGGGGCGTGGTGTAACTCTCGCCTCGGGAAAATCGAGAACGCGGCTAAGGCTATGGGTACGGGTCTCCCTATCCCGGAGGTCCTCCGCCGCTGCGCCGCGTATATCGAGCACTTTAACAATAACCCCTCGTTCCTACTGCACCACACGCATAAGTCCCCGGACGAGAAAAAAGAGGCCGCGCGCATTAAGCGTAACGCCAAAGCCCGAGCAACCCGAGCGGCTAAGAAAGCCGCGACACAGGAAACTAAATGAGCACTCCCCGCATTCTTTGCCTAGATATTGAGACGAGTCCTTTGCTCGGTTACGTGTGGTCCATGTGGCAACAAAACCTTGGGCTTAATCAGATCAAAGAGGAGTGGGCTATTCTCTCGTTCTGCGCTAAGTGGTTGGATGATCCTAAGATTATCTACGAGGACAACAGTAAGCAGCGGGACAAAGAGGACGATACACGTATTGTCCGCAAGTTGTGGAAACTGTTGGACAAGGCGGACATTGTGGTAGCGCATAACGGCAAGAAATTTGACGTGCGCAAAATACAAGCACGTTTCCTCTTGCTCGGTATGCCTCCGCCGTCCCCGTTTAAGGTTGTGGATACGCTCCTGGAGGCCCGTAAGCACTTCGCTATGACCTCGGCCAAGTTGGAGTTTTTGACGGCCAAACTCTGCAAGACGCACAAGAAACAGAATCACGGGAAGTTTGCGGGGTTCTCGCTGTGGCGTGAGTGTCTCGCGGGTAATCAAGAGGCGTGGGCCGAAATGCGCGAATACAATATCGCGGACGTTCTCTCGCTGGAGGAGCTTTACTTGATCCTCCGCCCGTGGATGCAGGGACACCCGAACGTAGCGAACTACGGGGACGACGAGACCGAGGGCGCGCACAAATGCCCTAACTGCGGGAGCACGCACGTTATCCGTAAGGGCCTCCGACATACACAAGTAGGCCAATACACCCGGTACCACTGCCAAGGGTGCGGGGCGTGGTCTCGTGGCCGCCTTATGACCAACACCAAGGCGCACCGCGCAAACCTTCTCGTTAGCTAATTAGGAGTACGTCAATACATGAAAGCCCTTTTAGACCACACCGCCGAGGAGGCGGTAGAGCTTGCTCATGCCTGCCTGAAATTAGCCCGTGGCGATAAGGGCGAAAAGAACGTAACCGACGAGGCCGCAGACGTAGCGGCTTTGTTGGTGGTTCTCCTGGAAAACGACGTTATCGAACCAGACCGATATATCAAGCGGTTCCGTTCCAAGCTCAAGAAAATGCGAGGTAAATATGGACGCAAGTAAGCAGGCAACCCCGGGCGGTCTCAAGTTTGACGGAGGCAAGCCCCGTTTCTCGTTGCTCCGTTTCGGCATGGCCCGAGCGCTGGAGGGCGTGGCCCGCGTGCTTACGTTCGGCGCACGCAAATACGCGGCGCACTCGTGGCGAGAGGTAGAGGAGGGCTTGGACCGCTATAGCTCCGCATTCGAACGCCATTGGAACGAAATGGGGAAACACGGGTACGACTCGCGGGACCCCGAGAGCGGGGAACTGCATATCGACCACGTAGTTACCAACGCCCTGTTTATCTCCGAGCTTATCCGCGCTAATCACAACATTAAAGACTAAGCATGAAAACCAATTACGACAAGTTCTACAACGCGGTAGCCGCAGCGCTCGAAACAGGTAACACGGAGGAGGCAGGTAACCGCATGGCCTCCGCTTATGAATACCTCGGCGAATCCGAGGGCGAGAAATTAGAGCGAGAACTTACAGCCGATTACTACGAATTTAGCTAATTAGGAGTACCTAGCCATATGTCCGCACTCTCCGCATTCCAAGCACAACGAGCCGCAAAGCACGCTGTAGAACTCTCCAACGTCCCTACCGAGCGCCCCTACGCCCGGGGCCATGTTGACCGCTTGGTAGCGGAGGGCGGGGACGCTATGCGCGTGCTCGTTATTCGTCAACTCTGCCGCGAGGCCGCTAGCTCGTTGAAACTTACCGAGGCGCACATGCGCCGGGACTCAATCGAGAGCGGGATTGCGGACTTTACCAAGGCCCTCTCCACGGCCCGCAAGCTCAAGGGATTGCCCGCGCCCGTCCAATTTGACGGCAAGGGGAGCAACCCCGCCAACACGCTAGAGGTCTCGGACCTCGTGGCCGCTACGTGGTCCGGTATGTCCGCCGCGTTCGGGAAAATGATGCGCCTGGACGGTTGCCCGGTACAGACTGCCGCTAAACGCATTGGGTCCGCCCTCAGGAGTGCTACCGGGGGCGTAGCCCCACATAAACGCCTCGGGTACGAACAAGCCGCGCTCGTCCTCATTGATTACTTCTGCCACGCTACGGGATGGGTCCAGGAGGTAACGGGAGAACGCCGTTTCGGTAGCGTAACCCGCGAGACTAATAACCTCGTGGCTACCGATAAGTTCTACAAGGAGGTCCTCGTAGACTCGTCATTGTGCGAGTTCTTGGAGGGTAAGCCCATGCTCGTACCGCCTGTCCCGTGGACTCCCGAGGCGTCTAACGGCGGGTACCTCTATGCGGGCGTACAGGCCGTGCGGGGCGTGCGTAAGGCCGTAGGGTCCCGAGAGATTGCGGACGCTCTCAACGCCTTGCAGGGGACCGCGTGGCGCACCAACGCGCGAATCCTGGAGGTAGCGAACGCAGTAGAGCGGGAGGGCGTGGAGTGGAACGGGTACAGACTGGAGGAGCGGCACGATAACCCGAACTACCGCAGCGAGCTTATCCGGGCGGCCATGACCCTAGAGGCGTTTGAGGACCTCAAGGACGAGGAGGCGTTTTACTTTCCGTGGAATCTGTGCTGGCGGGGCCGTATGTATCCGGCAACGACGATCATTAGCCCGCAGGGTTCGGACCTATGTAAGGGTCTCCTGGAGTTCGCGGACGGTACGCCGTTGGGCCGCGCGGGTGCAAAGTGGCTCGCTATCCACCTCTGCAACCTCTACGGTGCGGATAAGTTCAAAGAGAACGGGCGCAAGGTCAACCGCACGGCGGAGGAGCGCGAGGCGTGGACGTGGGAGAACGAGGACCTTATCCTGTCGGTTGCTCGGGACCCGCTAGCTAATCGGGCATGGCAAGAGGCGGACAAGCCGTATCAGTTCTTGGCGGCCTGCTTAGAGTGGGACGGACTGGCACAAGAGGGCTACGCGTTCCGTAGCCGCCTCGCGGGTGCTCTGGACGGTTCGTGTTCTGGCGTGCAAATGCTCTCAGGTATGACGCGGGACGAGAGCGCGGGGCGTATGGTGAATCTCACTCCGACCGAGCGCGGGGACGACTACTACGGGCGCATGGCCGAGGCCCTCACGCGCCGTCTATGCGGCCTCGTGGCCGGGGCTAGCGCGGAGACTATGGAGCACCTCCGCTTTTGGTCCTCACACGCTGTTGACCGAGACCTACTCAAGTCCCCGAGCATGACTAAGGTGTATTCCGCAGGTACGTACACTTTCGGGGAGCAGGTCCAGGCCAAGACGGGCGCGAGTGATGCGGAGTGTATATGGTTGGCCGCCCGTATCAATGAGTGTTTCGGGGACGTTGCGCCAGGTATGCTCGCGGCTATGGCGTACTTGCAGGGCGTGGCGGACGTGCTTACGGAGGCTAACCTCCCGCTCGTGTGGAGTACGCCCGTGGGCCTCAAGGTAGAGCAGGCTAGGTATAACGAGGAGTCCGTAGACCTCGTTACCCGCACGTTCGGGGAGCGCAAGCGGCGTTTCTATATTAATAGGGACACATTGAGCAAAAAGGGCCAACGGGCCGGGGTCTCCCCGAACTTTGTACACGGGGTAGACGCTAGCCACATGGTCCGGGTTGTCAATGACCTACACCGCCGAGGCGTCCGTAACCTATTTATGGTGCATGACTCATTCGGCGCACCGTTCGCACAGTGTCAGGACGTTTTCGAGAGCACCCGCGAGCAGTTCGTGGAACTCATGGGGGCGGACCTCCTCGGGACCTGGACGGAGCAAGTAACACGAGGCCTCACGCCCGAGCAACGCGAGAAGCTCCCGCCGTTGCCCGAGTACGGTACGTTAGACCTTAACGCAGTCCGAGAATCGGGTTACGCGTGGTTCTAACTGTAGTCCTAAATAACTGCGATAATTAAGCTTATGTCAAGTTAGCTAGGAACCTTACCGCTAACACACGCGAGGTTCTCCGCCTTGCGCCTACGGTCAAGCCCGGGCAACACTACGAGCTTACCCTTTACGGTCCCCTTGTTCCAACGGAGCAACTCCGCACAGGCTCCCGCGCGGTCTCCCGCGTTGAGCTTGCGGAGGGCGGTAGATTTAGCGAACGCGTCTACACCAACATTAAAAGTAAAATCGGTGTACGCGAGGCGCTCTCCCTCATTCAACGGCACACGCACGAGTTTGTCTACTGCGTCTCCCGCCGTCCGCAAATCCCAACCAAGCATAGAACTACATTGATCGTCCGTGTACGCGTCCCCGAGCTTTAGCGGGGTTCCGTCCGGGGCGTAGCTGTCGTGGCCCGCGCACACGGCCAAGTGGCCTACGGGGTCCCGGTACACCTTGTTAGCGAGTCCCTCAAAGCCTGCGGTGAAAGTAGCGATAGCCACGGCGGACGCGCCCGCGATAGTCGCAATCAGGCGTTTGTTAAGTACCATACGTTACCTCGTGAAAATATTTGGTTTTGATAGTTGACAGTAAAAGGGTACCCGTCTAATATTCATTCAACGCAACGAACACGGGAGACACCAAATGAACGCAGCGCAAATCCGGGCAGTAGTGGCAACGATGGTTGACAAAATCGTTATGACGGAAATGCGCCGGGGCAAGCTGGGCGTAATCGTTCGCGGCCAGTACAAGTGCATTGACGTGCACGGCTACGGGTTCTGCGAGAAGGCCCTCCGCGCGTTCGTTGCTCGTCAAATCTGAGTTTCAACGGGCCGGAACTGGCGTTTGAGGGATTAGCTAACCCAATACCCCGTTCGATTCGGGGCCGCCCGCCAAACACACACACAATAGGCGCTAAATCAGGAGTCCTAATGCGCAAGCAAGTAGTTACGGCGGCGGAGGCCTACAACAGGGCTATCCGACCCACTCCCGCCCTCATTCAGGGATTGATAGACGCAGTAGCCCAAGACCTAGCGGACGCCTTGGGCGGCCCTGTGGCGGTAACGCTGCCGGGGAATATTCGAATCGTCCGTAACCCCGCAGCGGTTAAGGCCGCGTAGGAGACCACAAATGAGCTTTTACATTCAACAGGACGGCGGGTTGACCCTCACCACCGAACAAGAGGCGCAAGCACTCGCGCAAGGCGCGGTAGGCCTCGGGTGGAGTGAGGCCGTACCAAAGGACGGAGTGCTGCTCTACCCGTCTACTACTGGCTGGACTGGCGTAGCGCGCAATGGCGAACGCATTACCCGGTTCCGGGACTTTAACCGCGCGCTCCGCTGCGCCGTCCGCGTATCGCAGGCCCGCCCGTGAGATTTAGACGCCTCCGCGCCCTCCTCCGGTTCCTTTCCCGCGAGAGTACCGCGCGCCTAGTATCTCGGGACCCGTGGCTAGTCGCACAGCGGGCCGCGCTGGAGGAGTTCAAGCGGAGACACCCGCACCTTTTCCGCTAAGAGCACCGCAGGACGGCGCGGGTAACCCTAACCGATAATAAGGAGTCCAACATGGTTATGCTTTACCGCAAGGCCCTGATTAAGCACTCTATCCCGCAGGAACCCGTAACCGTCTCCGTGGTTGTCTCACTGGAGCGCAAGGAGGTACACGTAGCGTTCCACTTTGCCAACGGTGCGTGTAACGCGCTGTATCTGCGGGCGGAGGAGGCTAAGGAGGTGGTCCGGCAACTACAGGCGGGAATTTTGAGTATCGATGCACTTTAGGTATTGACACGCTAGGGGTACCCGCGTATATTCCTACTCATGCGCTGCACGACGCGGCGGATCTAACCGGAGCTAGACATGTTCTTGAACGCAGAAGTAGGCCAACAGTTCTTCATGAATCGGGACAGCGCGCCTATGGTGGACGGGCGGGTTGGGTTCGCACGCGTCCTCATGGAGGTTACCAAGGTCGGGCCGAACACGATTGATTACCGGGTACTGGAGGTCGTTTGCAAAACGGACTACGGCTTTCCCCGGGAGCTTGTCGGACAGGTGGGCGGATTTACCCGTCACGCGGACGACCGATTGCTTGCGCGCTTGGCCCTAGCAGACGCAAACCCGCAACGCTACGCCCCGGACTGGCTTAAGGCCGCGATGGGCAAGAAAGATTAAACCTTTATAATCCGCTGCCGTTAATTCGGCAGTACTACCCCGAACCCGAGAACCACAAATGATTAAACGTACCCTTTGCATTGCCGCCGCCCTCGTCCTCTCCGCCTGCGGCGGCGGTGGGTCGGACTCCCCGGCCCCGGCAACGAGCATCAAGAATCCTACGCTCTCGTTCTACGGTAACCCGCTCGCGGGCAATACGGTTAAGTCCTCGGCCAAGGCCGCCACAGACGTAGCCTCGGACGCCTCCGCAGCAACGGCCCCGGTCTCTGCCTCGGACGCTGCCGCGCAAACGGTTGCCACGTTGCAAGACGCCCTCGCGGCCCAAGGCGTTACGGCCACGGTAACCCCGCAGGTAATGGACGGGACTACGCTACACGCCCTTATCATGGGCGAGAATAACGGACTGCCGCCTACGGACGACCAATTTAAGACGGACCCTAACGGGTTCCTCGTGGTTAATTTCGTGTTGGACGATATGGTTACCCCGCTGGACGACCCCAAGCAACAGGCCGCCCTTGCGCAGTTCCGCCAAGACATGTACGTATTTATTCAGCGGGCGCACGTTGCGGGTAAGCTTGTATACCCGATTGTGCCTATCCCTACGTGTGACGTACCTATGAACCTCAACGGGGCCGTAGGTGCGCGGGACGCTGCGGACGGGGTAATCCAAGCGATCGGGAACGCTGCGGGGCAGGCTGGCGGGTTCCCTGTGGGCGGGTTGCCCAGTCACTGGGTTACAGACGCCGCGACTAACGTAACCGTAGACACGTACACACAAGGACACCTCGGCGCGGACTGTCGCACCCCGGACGCGTGGCTTACTACGCAGTGGCTTAACTCTATTGCTACCCCGATTGCGGCGGCTATGAAAGCGGGTAACTGACCGCGTGCTAGCATGGGCCTCCACCACAGGAGGCCAAATGTTTAAACCCCTATCGGCCTGCGTTCTCGCGGGCCTGTCTCTTTCTTGCTCCGCGCAAAGCACGCTCCCGCCCGAGGCGGAGGTTAACCTACAACAACGCGCGGACGCCCACTATCAGACCTCAGTACGCCTGTGTGCGCCTCTGCAAGGCTCTGCCCTATTCCAACCCTGTATCAATGACGCCGCCCGTAGCCGTGAGCGTTTCGTGTCTAACGGACGCGGGGCTTACTACGCCGTTACCAAGGCGCAAGACTCCAAGCAGCAGTTTCTAGACACCGCCGACCGTTGCCGCTTAGACGCCTCGCGGGCGTGCTCCGAGGCCATGCAACAGGACGCCGAGCAGTACTACGAGGACCGCGTAGACGCATACGTGAGCACGCACAGACGCTAGGCGTAACGCCAAACTACCAACCTAGCTAGTCTGCTAGTTTGTTTCCTAGTTTGTGGGTAATCCGGCGGTCCCTAGCTAAACTCCTTTACACGTACGGGCCTTTTCCCTACTATCCCGAAACAATCCAACACGATAAGGATTAAAACATGAGTGTTACTTGCGTTGTCGCACAGAAAGGCGGCACGGGGAAAAGTACGTTTTGTCAGAACCTAGCCGCCATTCGGGCCGCCCTCAACTATAAATGTGTGATCCTAGACCTAGACGGCCAGGAGACTAGCCAAGCGTGGGTAGAGGATCGTAGCGTGTTGGCAGACGTGGAGCGTGTGGAGGGACGCACGCTTAAGCATTTGCTGGAGGCGGACCTTGTAGACGAGTTTCGCGACTTGCTAGCCGCCGCCGTAGACGAATACACGGACGTGTTTATTGACGTGGGCGGGAAAGACACGCGCCTAGCTCGCGCGGCACTCGCAGCGGGGGACGTTATCGTAGTCCCGCTCAAGCCCTCGCCCGCAGACTTAAAGACTGTGCCGGGGTTGTACGGCGTGTTGGAGACCCTCACGGAAACGCTAGGGCGCAGCATTAACGCGCAGGTGGTACTCAACGAGGCAGACCCGCGCAAACGCCTTACCAAGGTAATGATTGAGGAAATGAAGTCCTACGCCGCGCTCCTCCCACGCTGCCGCACGCTCGTAGGCACACGGGAAACATTCAAGCTAGCGATGGCGCAGGGCCGGGGCGTCTGCGAAATGATCGGGGAGGACTTCGACGCCAAGGCCGCCCACGAAATGAAGTCTGTTTATCTGGAGGTCTACGGGAAATGACGAAGCAACCAACAATGAGCGCGGGCCGTCCGAATCGAAACACCATCCTAGAGGACATACAAAAGGCCGCCCCGGTAATAAACACCGTACCGGACCCGGACGTGCCGCAGACCGCCGCACAGGCCACAGGGGCCGCTTCTGAGGTTCGGGAGGCTCCAACCCCCGCGCCCACAGACCAACCCCCGCAGACGCCCGCCTATCCAGCGTGGGCCGCCACGAAAGAGGAGCGCCCGGACCCGGGAATCCCGCTCAACGTGCGCATACCTACGGACCTCTCCGAGGAGCTACGCGAGTTTTGCCTCCTTACCCGCCTCAAACAAAAGGACGTGGTAGCGGAGGCAATCGCCAAGCAACTGGCCGCCCTCAAGCGAGAGCGGGCCGCCAAGCACAACCGGGGCGGGTGATGGACGAGGAGGCCACGCAGTACGACCTATTCCAGGCCGAGACCACATGGTTTCATGTGTTCCGCAGCATGATAGAGAGTGGGGACGTGGCCCGCATGGGGCCGTACGCCTTTACCGTCTACGCCGTAATCAAAGCCCACACTAATTTTAAGAGCGGGATTGCGTTCCCGGGTATCCCTACGATCATTGAAAAGTCCGGTATCTCCAAGGCGCAGGTACACCGCGCGCTAGACGAGCTAGAGCGGTGCGGCTACATAACGCGGGAGAAAATGGGCCGCAACAATAAGTACACGCTGCGGGAGAAAATAGGCATATCGGACGACAAGGGCCGCCCGATTGCGGACGCTACTTGGGATTACGTCCCGGACGGAGTTAAAGGCGCGGTAGCCGAGCTTAAGCATGTAATGATGACTGGCGACTTTGCCGGGGCCAAGATAGTGACTATCGAGAACCTTACGGTTAATTTCAATCAGTTTAATGACCACGCCATGCAGATAAATATCCAAAACCTCATGGAGAACATGGACAAGCTCGCCCCGGAGGTCCGGGACATACTCCTCAAAAGACTACAAGGAAAGGTCTCTGACTGAGACTAATCGGATAGGTCTCTGTTGGATACGTATCTACCAGAGACCGAACGACCGTGCTATAGGTCTCCCCTGGATACCGATTACCCGCGAAAAGGTCTCTGCCAGAGGCCCTAACGAGAGAGATTTAAAACCTTAACTATAGGCGCTCCCGCGTTCTCTCACCTGTGGATAACCGCTAGCGCAATGCTAGCCGCTTTGCTCCCACCGCCGCCAAATGGTCTACCAAATAGGCCAGCGGCTCGGCGTTGTTACTCTGCGGATCAATTCCCGCTTTGGCTAACAGGAGCGAGGCAACGTGCACGCACTCGTGCACGAGCGTAAGCCAACTCTTATCAAACACACCGAGTACGAAGTCCACCGCCTTACCCGGGGCCGTAGCTCCCGCCGCTCCCCGACCATCGTAGCCGGGGGCGAGGGCGTGAAACTCTTTGAGGTTATCCACGTACGTAATCCGCAGACCGTACGGAGCTACGGGGTAGGTAAATCTCATTGCCCCGAGGCCGCAGTAACGCCCGCTTTCCAGGCACGGAGGGCCGCCTTATCCGCCCAATCGCACGCCTCCACTACGCCGCGCTCGTCCCGAATCCCGAGGAGGAGACCGTACACGGTGTTGTCCGCAGGGCGGGGCGCGTGCTTACAGTCCTGGAGGAGGGAGTCCGGGGGCGTCTGGACCTGGACAACCGTTCGGACCTCCGGGGCCGCGCACCCCGAGAGACACCCGGTAGCCACGAGGAGCACGAACAGGACGAGACTATTTCGCATTGTCTCCCCCGTAGATTGCAAGCCAATAACTCTCAGGTACGACCGTGGACGCCACGGCAGGGGCCGCAGCAACCGCCGATGCGAGCCGGGTAGTAATGGCCGCGTGGTTCTGTGTGGCCGTGGTTTGGGCCGCCGCTTTCGCATCGAGTGCCGCGCCGAGCGCGCTAGCCGCCTGGATTGCCGCCGCCTCTCCTGCCCGCGCCTCACTAGCCGCCGCCTGCAACTGCTCAATTTGCGCTGTCTGCGCCTTGCTGTGCTGGACCGCCGCGTACACGCCTAACGACGCCCCCACAAGAATGAGGAGGGCGAGGAGGGCGAGCAGGACCTTTTCGAAAAGGGTAGAGAGCATTAGTCCTCCTTGGTCGGAGTCGGTTGGTTCCCGAGGGATTGCCACAGGGACCAATCCTTGTTAATCAATCCCCGTTTGAGGGCCAAGCTCGTACGCCACAGGCGGGGCAAAGCGTTGTACACGTAGAACAGGGTGAGGACGAGCGTAGCGAAGGACACATAGGTGCTAAGAGGGAGCGAGGAGAGGCCGTAGGCCGTGCCCGCTATGCTCGTAACAACCTTGCCCCCGGACGCCGCGTTATCCGCAGCTTGAGAGAAAATACTCATGAGGTCTCCGAGGACAGGCCGCGAGGGCCTATCAGGTTTAACTTGGATTACATGTAACTAAGATCGACGGCCATAAACCGCCAGTCGTATTGAGAGCCGAAACAATTTTCGTTGCCCGGGTACGTCCCGCCAATGGAAGTAACGCGCCATTGCCGAGAGATAGTCCCGCCATTGGTTTGGTAGCCCTGTGTGCGGTAATAGACGTTAGGGGCGCAGGTATAAGGGGTGAGCATCGCGCCTACTCCCACCTTGGCTATGCCGCTATAGCTGTAGCTCTGTGTCTGTGAGTCCACGCTTGTGTACTGCCCCCAACCGGCCCCCGCGCCCGTAATGTTCCCGGATTGCACGTCCATAACGCGGGCTAGACGTTGCCGCGCGTCCGCCACGAGCACGCCCGAGGCGTCGAATACCTGTAACCCGTATCCCGCACCCGCAGGGGCCGCCGCATCGGCGCGGTCAAATACGTGTAGTTCTAGGGTGTCGTTACCCGCGTACGTCCATATCTGCGCCTGCCATGTATTAGTGCCTGTGTTAAGGCATTTCATTATTGCGGCGGGGCGGCCCGGACTGTAGATAACGAGCAACGGCGTAACCGCAGAGAACGAGACATTGGCAATACTCGCGGTGTTGTAGTTCATAGTCCCCGCGTTGTTCTTGCCCATGTCCAGGTTGCCCGCGCTTGTACTTACGCTGATTACCTGCCGACGAGCTAAGTTATACGTAGTGCCGTCAATCTGGTACACGCCCCCGTCATTGAATGCCTGAAATCCTGCTGTCATCAATAGGCCCCGTAGTAGACGTAGCCATTAACGTACGTATCGTACGTCGTGCTGTTCTTGGCCGCGTATGTCCAAGTAAGCGTCCCGTTACTGAAAGAAAATTGCGGGTGTATAAGGCCCCCCGACAGCCAACCTATGTAGCTATCCGGCTGGAATGAAACGAACCCCCCGCTAACCATACGGGAGTCAAATACGCTACTACTTCCCCCGCTAATCGGAATAACCCCGATAATGCGCATAACACGGTGAGAGGCATCGAGGACAAGGTTCCCCGATGCGTCCCATATCTGCAAACCCGCTGCCATTACCAGAGACCCAAGCGCACGCGGAGCGTCCCGTTACCGTCATAGACGGACACGAGAGAATCCGTGATAGTCAGATAGCCCGAACCCGTGTTCGCACCGTTCATAGTAAATACCCCGTTCTTATCGAGAACCCAACGCGGTTGTCCGTTAGCCCCCACGGAGTTGGACTGAATGACACCCGAGATTTTCGCGTTAGTGATAGACGCGTCCTGAATGAACGCGGAGGACATAAACACCTGCCCGCCCGAGACAATGAACGGGGAACTAACCGCCGAACCCGTGTTATCTAGGATTGCGAACTTCTGCGCCGCTACCAAAACCTGAGACTCCACCGTACCACTAGTGTTATCAATGCCTACACCAATACCCGCAATGTAGGTGCGCCCGCCCGTAGTAATTTGAGTTTTAATCGTATACGAGGCGGACAACTGGCCGTTAAGGTTCGCGTACGCCGTGGCGTTGGTCTGGACCGCCGCGTTGGTGTCGTTTAGGTTGGCCTGTACGGTAGTGATAGCCGAGGCGTTAGCCGCGTCCCCCGTAACCCGCGCCGTAGTCTCTGTGTTGACCATAGCGGTAAGGTTTGAGGAGGCCGTGGTTATCTGCGCCTGTACCGTGTCCGTCTTTTGAGCTAAGGCTAAGTCCGCCTCTGCCCGTGCGGTCATTTCCGAGTACACGCCCGCGTAAGCGGTAATGTCCCCTGCGTACGTGTTAGGGTCTCCCGCGAGCGGCGAGGGCCTGTACTGCGCCTGCAACTGCGCTACCGAGTTCTGGAGAAGCGGGACCTGTTGGATAGGGGAGAGTACGTCTTGTCCTAGCTGGCTTTGCGTAATTTGCCCTGTGAGGTACGCTAGGATAGCCGCCGCGCTCGCGGAGGACTGCCCGTGTACGCCCGCCTGCGTGCTGGCCGGATACCACGCTCCCGTGTTGCCCGTAGTATCTACGAGGCGAATCCAGAAGAAATAGTCATACCCCGCCGCGAGACCGAGTAGGCTAGCCTTGGTGGTTGGGTAGCTGTATCGCCCCTGTTGCGTTGCTGAGGCAAAGTCCGAGGTATGGCTATAGTAAAGCTCCGCGTAGGCCGTATCGCCCGCCGTGGACGGGTAGGACCAAGTTACGTCTACCGCAAACACCTTGTCTAGTGATGCCGTAAGGGACGACACCACAGGAGGCGCGCCCGTCTTACCCGTAAGGGCAGTAAGAGACGAGTACGTGTAGACCGAACTAATGTCCAGGCCGTTCGTAGCCTTAACGCGCGCCGTGTAGGACCCGGAGTAAATCCCGGTAATGTCCAATGCGAGGCCGCCCGTAGTCCCCGCCGTAATCCAATCCCCGTTGTCCTTACGCCACTGGACCGTGTACGACACTGCATTAGGCGCGGCGGCCCAAGCTATTGTCATATTGGTTTTTGCTATACCTTGGTCTACTACCACGTACTGCGTAACCGTGACACTGGCGGGCGCGGACTGGACCGTAAGGGTGTTGCCCGTGATCGGCCTAACGTCAATAGCTGCGCCGCTATCAATAGCGGCATACTTGCCCGGTTCGTGCTGCGTGGCGGTAACCTCAAACGAGATACCGTCTTTCTCCGCAACGGAGGCCACGCGGAACAATTGGGACTTGAGCGTAGCGCTCTCCAGCATCCACACGGAACCCGCTTGCGGGGCCGTAGAGAAAGCAGGGGAAACCGTGATAAGTGCGCCGGAAACCGCAGACACCGTAGACGAGCTAGCCACGCCGTTAGGCATGACGAGGGTAAGAGTATCGCCCACGGCGACAGTAGGCACGGAGTCAAGGGTTACCTTGCTCCCACTCGTTACGGCCTTGAGACGCCCGCCCGTGCGCCTACCTGCGCGCGCCGGGTCCGCCACTGCGATAATTTGCCCGGGTTGGCACAACGTACCGTCCAGGCCCACGGAGAACGTAACCGTATTGGTCTCGTACCGCGAGGTAAGGAGCGTCCACTGGCCTACGCGCTGCGCCTGCGCCCGAGAGGTACACGCGAACGCGGTAACCTCCGCCTTGTTCAGGCCGTACCGGGCCACGCCGTCCGAGTCCTCCACGTACTCCACCGCCTGTTGATAGGCGTTATCCGGGTCAGTCCACGTAACCAACGCGCACGTATAGCGCGTCTTGAGGGACGAGCCTACGTACTTAAATTGGCCGCCGATGACATTAGCCGCCGTGTACACGTAGGCCGGGTCCATAGGCATATCGCACGTAGCCGCAACCTGCCCCGCAGTCCAATACGCCATACCCCGGAACACGCTAGCCAAGTCCTGCAACACCTTGAACGCGTCCGCGCGGGACGCAATGTAGCAGTTACAGGTAAAGCGAGGCTCCGTACCGCCCTTGCCGTCCGATACCGTAACATCGCAGTACTGAGCGATTTGATACAGCGAGTACCGATCAATCATGCTCGCGTCTACCCAACGGCCCATACCGTACCGGGTATTCAACACGAGGTCATAGAAAACCCATGCGGGGTTATCCGTCCAACCCGTAGTAAAGGTCCCGTCCCACGTCCCCGCATACGTGCGGGTAGTCGGGTTGTAGTTGCTCGGGTACTTAATGAGCAACCCTTTCATATCGTACGAGCGGGTAGGGACCGAGGAGAACTCCGAGGCGTCAATCTGTAACCCACACAACGCGCTCAACGGATAGCGCAACTTCGCGTCCGTCAACTCCGTGTAACTAACTACGTTGGTCGTGTCCTGGATATACGCGTCCGAGGTATCCGCAGTTAGCCGGATTACCTTAATGGTGTACTGCGAGGCCGCGCCCGTAAGCTCAATGCGGTGCGAGCGTTGGTACACAGAGGACGCCTTGCCGTTAAACGAGGTGTCTACAACCGTGTTAAACGCGCCGTTGTCTACCGCGAGTTGGATTTGATACGCGACCTGATACCCGGCAACGTCCCCCGTGCTGGAGTTCGTCTTGGAGAGCGCGCTAACGCTCAACGTTACCCGCAACGCGGAGAGGGTGAGGTTAGTTACCGTATGGACCCAAGGCACGGACGCCTTAAGCTCGACTCCTACGCCTACCTCATTGGCCGTGCTATCAAAGCCGGTAATGTACGCTTGGTCTACAGCGCCCGGGCGGTAATCCAACTGTCTAACAGTAAAGTTAGCCGTCCCGTCCGTGTTATTGAGCGGGGTATCGTTGAGGTACACAGACTGGCCGAGGGAACCACTCGCGGGGCCATAAATGGGACCCTCCGAGATAAGGTCCAATATCTGCGCAAAGGCAGTACTACTAAGGCTATCATCGGCCTGTGTCGGCATACTCCACCCTTTACGTTAAGTGTCTAGTGATTGGGTCCCGTTGCTAAGGACCGTTGAACCCACGCGCATACGCCCGTAGAGAAGCGGGACGGGGCCGCCCTGCGAGGTGACGTTATCCGCACCGTTAAAGTAGTAGCTCGTCTTAGTCGCGCCCGAGGACCCATTGTTGGCCGCTGCGTGTGCGCTAATCATTTGCGAGATACCACCGAACGCGAGGGACGCGCCCATAAACATCATTTGCCCCGCGTACGGGTTGCCGAAGTATGCCGAGACTGCGCCCGCGATAAACAGAACCGTACCGGCAATGGCCGCGAACAATCCGGACTTACGCCCGCCCACGAGGGGCGCTATGCGCACGTCATCGTCCCCACTCGGGTACGCAAGTTCTTTCTCGTCTACGTTCCGCTTGCCGACGAATACGGCGTAACTAACGCCACGGTCCGCGCTCGTCATAAGCTCCCGCTCGAAACCGGGGACCATACGGATAAGTGCGCGCAGGGCGTCCCGGGGCGAGTTGATTACGAACCGATGCACCCGCCCGAACTTGGCCCCGAGCTTGCCGTACAACCGGACTGTTCTAACTTTCTCCATTGGTTCCCCTATATTTGAGAATGTGAGTAACGCGCGGCCAATAGCGCGGAAGGCCCTCGCGCCTGGAGAGTTGCTTAGGGAGGTGGTGGAGGATCAAGTCCCCGCCCACGTAGACCGCCGCGTGATTGGGGACCCCGGAGCGGCTAGCGATAGGCATAAGGAGCACGTCCCCAACGTCGGGAACGAGCGCAGCGGCCACGAACCCCGCCTCTCGGAAGTTCTCGCGGAACAGGTCCCCGCCGTGGTCCCACCACTCGGGAGAGCGGGGGAAGTCCGGGAGGAGTACGCCGCGCTCTTGCCAGTACCAACGCCGCACGAGGCCGTAGCAATCCGTTACGGCGTGCTCGTACTCCGCACCGATTAGTGGGGCGTCAAGCTCCGAACACATACCAACCTCCCGAGTAGCCCTCCGGGGAGGCCGCCACGATTACCCACGGCAAACCCGTAGCCGCTTGTGCGTCAAAGTCCGCACCCGAGGGAAAGGCGGGGCCGTCCGGGTGAGAGTGGACTACCGCCTCAATATCCCCGAGGTCCTCCGCCTCCGCCCAATCGGAGGGCGAGATATTAAACGCCTCGGTAGGCGTAGCCGAGCAGTTAGGGCGAGGCAGGTACACACCGCCCACGACAAGGCCGCAGCACTCCTCCGGGTAGCACATAAGCGCGTGTCGGAGGATCGCGGCCCGTAGGCTATCGGTTAGCATTACTGCGTCCCCGATTGGCCCGCCGAGGGGAACCCGCCGAACGAGAGGGGAGAGGTTGCCCCGAACCTGCATTTACAGCTAGAGAGCCGCTTACCGCAACGGTCTAGGTTAGGGTCGGAAACGGGGTTGTTGTCCTTGTCAAAGTACGTGCTCCCGGACCACCCGCACTCCGTACCCTTGTAGTCCCACTGGCACAGCGTAGCTACAACCTGCCGCGCGGGGAGTTGACGGCCCGAGAAGTCCAGAACGGACGAGAGCGTAAATTCAACCTGGAGGTTTGTCTCCCCCGTCTTTTGTTCGATAACCCAAAGCTCTACCGGCATTTCTGCCGTAGGGTCCGCCCCGGGTTGCCCGTCCAGGTACTTAACTAATGTGCGGTGACGCTTAACCTTGGCCCCAACGAGGTCCGCGAGCGCGATACACAGGGCCGAGATACTCCCGTCTACGTTACCCACCGTGATAGTCGGGGAGGGTTGCGTAGCGGCCCCTGTGCGCTCAAACCCCGAGGCGGAGATAGGCCACGCGCTGTATGTGTTGCCTTGCCACACGATCGGCCCGGACTGTAGGTGCGCGTGGAACCTGAGGAGGTCCCCGCCCATATCCGTACAGTCCACCTCAAATAGCTCTACGAGGTTGCCGGGCTCTAGGAGTTGAACGTCCGCCGTAATCATGCGGACACCTTATTTTCGAGGACGGCAATGCGGGCGAGGGCGGCCTGTAACGCCGCGTCCGTTTCTAGGAGACCTTGCAGGAGCGGGCCTACCATGTTTTGATACTTGACGCCCAGCGCCTTACGGCTCTCGGGCTTGCCACTAGGTCCGAAAATCTCGTTTCCGTCCTCGTCGTATTGGTGCGCGATAGCGTCCCCGTCCGCGTCAATGTCCATAGGAAGCTCCTCGACAAGCGCGGGGAACTCCGGGAGAATCTCTTGCGCGATTAAGCCTACCTGCCTGCTTCCGTCCCCCTTCATGGTAAAGGATACGCCGCGCAACTTGCGGAGCTTCTCCATAACGCCTGTAAGGGTTTCTACGTCCGTCTTAAGCAACTCGTCCGAAGTCTGCGTAAGGGTGCTTACCGTTAGGGCGGCGTACGCGGAGGCGTTGTAGTTATAGAGAGCGAAAGCACCGGTAGTATTGAAGCCCAACATACCGCCCGCCGCGCCGTTGTTAGCACCAAAGCCGATCTGTGCGCCCACATTGGCGGTCGGATAAAGTATGAGCGGGGCCGTAGAGAACACTCCACCCGGGGTTGTAGTGATGGTGAGACTAGACGTAAGCGTTTTAGGTGACGAAATAGTCTGTGACGTGTTAAGCGTCATCGGGCTAGCGAGGTTACCCGTGTCCCACGGCGTGCTACTACCAAACGTAGGCCGTGCAGAAAATCCTCCGTTTGCGGAGATAGCCCCGGTAACCGTGAGCGTGCCTCCAGCCGTAACGTTACCGGTTAGGGTAGACGCCCCGGTAACACCAAACGTACCGCCTACGGTCTCGTTACCACCAACCGAGCAATTCCCGTTGACTACCTCGTTATCAACATTTGCGCGGCCCCGCATAAGCACCGTCCAAGCGTGTACGCCGTCCGTGTCCATAAGGGCGGACTCCCCGGCATTGAGCTTAGAGAGCGCGCAAGTGTCCCCGGACCCGGTAGTGATAGCGAGGGTAACAACCGTGGTACCCACGTTACGCAAGAGGATTACGTTATCCGCTGCGCATGTGGCCGCAGAGGGTACATTAATGGTCCCGTTGGTGGAGAGATTGATATTCACTCTCTTGCCAACGTGAGCAACCGTTAGGGCCTGCGCCGTGGTGATTGTGGCGGAGTTGCTAACTAGTGCCGCCTGCGCCTGCAAAATGCTAACGTTCGTGTTGTGCTTCGTAAAACCTGTGCGGACGCTATCACCTTGGCTACCGTCCGAGGCCGCGCCAAAGGCTACGGTTTGTAGTGCTGACATTAACTAAATACCTCCGAGAAAGTAGCCGTAAGGGTGTACAGGTCCCCGCCGTGCGGGACGAGGGCGTACTCAGAACACCTAAACAATCCTTGCGAGCGAAGCGGGGGCGTCCACAGCAAGCTTTGATACCCTTGTAGGGAATCTAGGAACGCCTTAATTGGCGCGATGTCTGCGGACCTCCCGGTAAAGGTAAGGGGCCACGAGTCGTAACGGTTGTTTATACCGTCTGCGACCGCCTGACTGTACCCATCTCCGTATTGGGCAACCCGCGTACTAAACTTGGTTGTGCCCGTGGGTTCCACGAGTGGGGACCATGTAAATGTTTGGGTTGCCATGTGGCCTCCTGTTAAATCATGCCGTACTTCATTTGATAGGCGTAACCGCCCTGCGAACGCATCTGTTGTGCCATGCGCTTGTCAATCAGAGATTGGATAGCGGGGGCGAGGGCCGCGAGGTCCTCTTGCGTGAGGCCGCCGCCGTTACCCGAGAGGCTAAGGTGGAGGTTAGTCACCGAGCCTCCGCCGCTACCGCCCGAGGACGCACCTACGGCCCCGCCCGTAGCGAAGTGTTGCGCATGTCCCGAGTTAATCGACTCCAGCAACGAGCGGTATTTCTTGGTGCTCGCAGCATTAACCACGAACTCCCCGTTAGAGAGCATGGCCGGGATAGAGTCGCTAGTACCCGAACCCGCGCCTACGATATGGCCGCCGTCCGCGAACCCCGGCAATGACCCGCTGTAACCGAACGAGGTAGCGACGCTCTTAAAGATAGACATTTCCGCCATGCGGAGAGCAATCTTTGCGAGGTCCGCCATGACTGACGAGGTAAAGGACGAGAAACTAAACTTACCCGTGGTAACGAAGCTCTCCAGGGCAGAGTTAGCCGTAGACCAAACGGTAGAGAACCCCTCGGCCATAGTCTGCGCCGTGGTCTTACCGTTGCCCGAGAGTTGGACGAGTTGGAGGCCCATTTGCGCGTTGAAGTCCTCGCGGATAGCCTGCTCTCGCTGCAAGTGGTCCCGGAGTTGCGACAGTTGCGCGTTATACGCGTCTACCGCAATCTGCGCCTTTTCGTCAAACATGGCCTGATCGGACTTACCGGAGTCGTACTCCTCGCGGAGCTTGGCAACCTCCTGGTAGAAGTTCTCGCGTAGGCGCAACTCGGCGTTGTACTGCGCCGCTTGGTCCGAGGTCATAAACCGCGTATCGTCCTCGCCCTGATACGTTGCCGCGTTGCGGGTGAGGACTGCCTCTTGCTGCGTGCGGTACTTAGTGACTTGCTCTTGCCGCTTGCGCTGTTGCTCGGCAATGGCGCGGGTGTAGTCGTTCTCCGCCTTGAGGCGGGCGGCCTGTAGTTTCTGCAACTCTCCGAGGGCGGTTTGGCGGGCCGCAAGTTCTTTCTTTTGCGAGGCGAGGTCTACCCGCTTTTGCTGGATAGAAATTTCCTCGTCATACGCCTTGAGGTTAATGTCCCGTACCTTGGCGTAATAATCCTGGTACTGGAGTTGCCCCGTGTCAAAGTCCGCCTTAGCCTGCGAGAGCGCGTCCCGCCGCGCCGATTCGATAGCGGACATGCGGTTTTTCTCGTCCGCGAGCGCGCTATTGATAGCGTTGTTAGGATTAGCCCCGTGCTTGCGGTTAGCCTTGGCGTAGTCCTCGTCAATCTTTGCTACGTTGTCGTAGTGCCGTTTGAGGGCGTCTTGGTACCCCTTGCTATTCTTATCGAGGTCCTTTGTAGCCTTGGCGAACGCCTCATTCTCTTGCGTAAGCTCGTTCGTGTGCTTCTGGCCGGAACTCGCGTACTTATCGGAGCGTAGGTACGAGCCGAGGTTTACTTGTTGGTCCCCGCTCTTGGCCGAGGCCTCCTTAGCCTTTTGGGCCTTGAACTCCTCCGCCTGCTGATTGCGGAGTACGTCTAGCTTTTGCTTCTCTACTGCGAGTTGCCGCTCCGCCGCCGTAGCCGCTAGGTTGTTACCCATTCGGCGTTGGTCGTTGATACTGCGCTGCGTGGCCTCAACTACCGCGAGTTGGTCCCCAACCTGCTTAGTGATACCGTCCGGGACGCCGATATTCATAATCGCGTTTTTCACGCGCCCAATGATATTGGCCCAATCCGTCCACCACCGTTGAACCGCGCCCATGTGCTTATCTGCGTCCTCCTGGATAGCCGCATGTGCGCCAACGAGGCCCCGCATGATTACGCCGGTAGCGCCTGCGGTGTCCCCGAGCTTAACGAAGTTCTCAATCTCTTCAATCTGCGCCGCGCTAAACGTGTGGTGCGCCTTTTGGTACTCCTCGGCCCACTTGAGTACGCCGTCTTGAATCTTTGAGAGAGACTCCGCCGCCTTATCCGTGCCTACGCCAATATCCGAGGACATAGCGAGCGCTGCGCGGGTTGCTAGCTGGAGATTGTCCGCCGTAAATGCGCCCGTGGCCGCAACCTGCGCGAGGGCCTCCCGGGACTGCGTAAGGTCCGTGTACGTCCTGCCTAGACCGTTGGACATTGCCATGAGTTGCTCGGTGGACAACCCGAGATAGCCGCCCGTAGCCGCAATAGCCTTATTGAACGCCTCCGCTTGCTCGTGGCCTTGGTGTATCTTTTCAAAGAACAGGTAAGCAGCGCCCGCCGTTGCGGTAAAGGCAAGGCCGAGCGGGGACATAATCAGGCGCATTGCGTCCATACTCTCAAGCAGGACCATAAAGGACCCGCCGAAACGGGACCAAGAGCCTTGTGATGCCTCGTGCGCCAGCACCATAAGCTCTCGGCGAGAGGCCGTGGTGTTGAGGTTAAATTGGTGCGTGTGCTCGCTAGCCGATTGGATAGCGTTAATGTACCCGGATACTGAATCCGTGACCCCGAGTTGCGCCGCGCGTAACTGGAGAATTTGGGCCTGCGTTTGCCCCGCCGTGGCCGCAGTGCGCTGGAGTTGGCTAACGAAGGAGTTAATAGCCCGCGCGGACGCGTTGGACCCGTTCGTAGCCGCCTCCGCTATTGCGTTCTGCGCGGTGCGGATTCTGTCCGCCGTTTGGTCCTGCGTTTGCTGGAATTGCTGCGCGGACCTACGGGCGCGGTCCAACTCGGCGGTATAGCCGGAAGCGTCCGCAGTAACCTTAACTGTTGTGCGATTGTCCGCCATTCTTTACCGCCTCTTGGATTGTGTTTATGACGACTTGGCCCGCCTCCACACGCCGGGCCTCGTAGGAGGGGCGGATAAAGGGCTTTGCGGCCATCTTTGAAGTACCGAACTCCAACAGGCGCGCGTACCACGCGTCTTGATTGATAGTTACCGCGTAGGTAGCGACCTCGCCCGTAACTGAGTCCTCAGGAACAAAAACCGTACGGATAGAGTTCTCAAGAACACCCGTACGGTAGTGGGGCATAGCCCTAACCTTAATCTCGCGGTAGAACACCCGCGCGCCTGCAATAGCCGCTTGCCGCAAGGCGGACTCAGAGGTTGCTACCTCCGCGTTAGCGAGAACGTCCGTAAGGGCGGAGGGGTTCTCAATGGTAATTGTGTTTTTAGCCATTTGTCCTCCGCTTAATCACAAACGTCTTCTGTCCGGACGCCTTGGCCTCCGTGAGGTTGACCCCGAACATAGCCGCCACGGCCTCCGCAGGCGAGGGCGCGTCGTCCTTAGGCTCTTGCGCCCACGGGATTAGGGAAAGCGGGCTAAACGGGGGCGTGTCCTTGCCCCGGTTGACGTTAGCCACGGTAGAGGCCACAACGCCCGCGCGGAGGTCTGCGTAACGGTCCCCGAAAGGCTCGACTGAGTAAAACGCTATCCACTCCCCGAACTCCGCCGAGCTAATCTCTTGCTGGCAACGCCGTACGGACATACCGAGTTCTTTAGCGAGCCGGAACCACATTAAGCGCTCCGGTCTCGCCCTCAGTTTTTTACCGCTTGCTCCTCGGCGGTAACGCCGATCTTATTAACGTCCATAGCCGCCTTGGCAACCTCGGCCACTGCGTTAGCGCTAGACGCCTTGAGCGTAGCCACGTCCTCAGACGAGAACATAGGCGAGCCATCCTCATTAACCACGGTAGCTGCCACGATAGACGCCTCAAAGTGCGACGCGGATTTATCGCCCGCGCCCATAAGCTCATGGAACTTATCCCGAGCCTCGCCCGTAAGGACCTTGAACCGGAGCACCGCGCCGAGGGCCTTAACTTCTACCTCTTTTACCTCCGCAGCAACCGCCGCGAAAAACTGTTCTTTATTCATTACTGGCAGGCCTCGCACCCTTCGTCAAAACTGCATACCTTGGGCGCGGCCTCGCGCGCCTCCCGGAGCAACTGGTTAATCACAGGAACGCCGTTGCGTTGGAGGTCCTCCATTGCAAGGCGCACGAGCGCGTCAATGCGGGCCTCTAGGGCCGCGTGGTCAACTACCATTACGCCGCAACGGTAACGGTAATATCGCCCGTGATCGTAAGCACGATAGAACCGGTCAGGGCCGCGTCAACCTTGGCCGCAATCGGGAACGTGGTAACGAACGCGGAGAACGCGAGTTTCGAGCCGTCCGACAGAGTTACGGTAAAGCTACGCACGAGGCCATCTTTCTTTGCGGCCAACAGTGCGGCGTGCGACGCCTCTTTGAGGTTGACGTTCGTAGCAAGGGTAACTTGGCCCCAATCCTGCAAACCGAGGACGCGCTCCTTAGCGGTAGAGCTAAGGTTAGTCGTGTCAATTTCCGTAGCCTTGCCGTCAAAGCCCGAAATGTCCGATACGTTGACAATATCGGTAAGTACAGGCGTGCCGCTCGTGCCCGTGTCAATTTGAATCTTGGTACCTTGGGCCGAGATAGCCGTAGAAGTGGTAGCGCTCATGTGTAGTCCTTAATTATAGGTAACTGAAAAATCGAGGGACGAGCCATAAAGGAGCGTGTCCGCTTCGAACGTGCTAACGGGTGCGCCGATAGGTACGGCGCGTACTGTGGGGTTGGCTAGGGCCTGGAAACACTGCTCCATTAGCTCCGCCGCCTCCTTGCGCGTGTGCGCGTAGACGGAGACTTGCACCCGCGCGTTACGGAGGGCAGGGGTTACGGAGTCCACGGTAGCGAACGACTGCCCGCCTACCGCCTGATACGCGACCCACGGGCGGCCCGTTTGGGCTTGGCCGCTCGGGGCTACGTCCGGGAACACGTCCCCGCCCGCGAGCGAGGACAACGCCCCGTACACGATAGATTCAACGGTTGCCATAGTTACCCGAGGTTTGCACCGACCGTTACAACGAGGTCCGTGTATTCGCGGCTAGCAACGTCCGGGAGGACTGCCGCAATGTTGTAGATAATCCCCTGCACAACCGCGCGGTCCTGCGTGGTTACGTCCGCCCTGTACCGGATACGGATAGAGCCGCGCCCGGTACCTACTTGGGTACCGCTTTCCGCGTGCTCCAGGCCGCTTACGAGCTTGGCGTTACACCACACGGAGGCGTACTCGGCCCACGTTTCTAGGGGTTGGCCGTACTCGTCTTTCCCTGCGCTGCGCCGCTGGAGGGACGCCTTATTATTGAGAGTCCCCGCACGGAGGCCGATAGGCACGCGCGAGGACGGACGGGCGCGGATACTCATACGAGGGCCGGGTCTCTGTCACGGGCGAGGATAGACGCCACGGCGGGGCCGATAGGGTCGTTAGCGCCCTCGCGGTCCTCGTAGAGCGAGGAGAGCACGAGGAGCACCGCCGTAACCATGTGTGCCGGGAGCGTATCCGCCGTGTACGGCCACTCGGTAGGCCATTTGAGGTACGAGGCCACAACAGCAGACGCGCCCGGGATCATTACGGAGGTAAGCTCGTCGTCCGAGTCGGTATCCGTAATGCGGAGTTGCGCCTTGGCTTGGTCCAGCGAGATAAGGTTAATCACTCGTAGCGCCCTCCGTGCTGTCCGTTGTGTCGTCCTCGTTTTCCTCTGCGGGTGCCGTGGCCGCACCGCCGCCCGCAGGCGGAGGAGGTCCAGCAGCGTCCCGCTTGGCGAGCGCCGAGAGTGAGTAGTTCTGTTGCTGGAGGTACGGCGTGTCCCCGCCCTCAACAGGGCCGAGGCCGAGCGTTGCGCGAGCTTCGTTAATTTTCATAACGCCGGAACCCACGCCTTGAGCGTTAGCCGTGTGCTGCGCCGCCTCGTCCATACGCATGAGGCCGCGAGTATCGAACCGCAGGCCCGCACCGTCCGGGAGGCCAAGGCCCGAGTCCAAGAGTTGCTCAATGTCCTCTAGGTACGCCTGGAGACAGTCCGAGTAATACATGGCCTCATAGATTGCCGAGGAGCTAGCCGTGCGTGCGCCGCCGTCCAGGCCGATTTTGTGCCCTGGGACGTGAAAACACCGCGCCACGTCCTCCGCCGTCCATTTGAGTTGCTCAATGGTCTGCGCGTCCGTGCCCGTCATTGTCATAGGTTGGTACGAGAGGCCGTCCCCGCCGATAAGCGTCTTACCCGAGTTCGCACCCGTGTAGTTGGCCTCCAATGTGGCCTTGAGGCGCGCGGCGGTCTCGTTGGAGATAGCGGCGGGCGCAGTCAGGAACCCCGAGGGGCGGGCCGCGTTGGAAAAGAACGCCGCCGAGTTAGACGTAATCGCATTTGCCAGCACAGCCGAGGCCGCGCACGCCTGGATAGGCGAGAGGCCTACAAGCGGGTGCCACGAGGTAACGCCGCGATCATGGATAACGTCCCGGGCCGGGAACACCGTAGCCTCCAACGGGGAGACCATGAGCGGGGACATAGAGCACTGGTAGAACACAGAGCCGTCCGGGGCCACGAGCGGGACAACGTACTTAGGGTTAAGCACGTCCATCGAGATAACCACGCCCGCACTGTTGCGCGTGAGCAGGATATAGGCGTTGCCGTGCGTTAGCTTGCTAGCTACCCACGCCTTGATAAATTGGGCGCGGGTCTGATAATGGTTCGGGTTGCGGAGGAGTTTCGTGTAGCGAGGGGCCGTGGACTCTTGCCACACGCCCTCCGAGAGCTTGACGTACTTAATGCGGAGTTTACCCACGTCCGACGAGATAAGGTCCACGCAGGAGAACACCGCCGAGCTAGCCAACATACCGTCCCGCGTGTTGAGGGATTGGTTCTGTTGCCACGCGCCCATGTAAGGCTCTCGGATGAACCCTGCGGACCCCGGAGCACCCACGGCGGACATGCCTACGGGTACCGAGAACCGCCTACGCAGTCCCGAGATAGCCTTAGTAACGAAATTCGCCATTAAGCCTCCTTACGGGGGCGGCCACGGCGCACCGGGGCGGGCTGTTCCGTGGGTTCGGGTGTTTCCGTGTGCGTCTTAACGTCCCCCGCGATATACAGCAAGCGGGCGAGCGCTACGTGCATATCTACTACGTCCCCCGCATTAATAACGCGGTCCAACACTACCCGACGAAGGGCTTTCACCTTGACTAACATATAAAAATCCTTTGAGGGGTACCCACCCTCCGGAGAGGGTAGGCAGGTTGAGCAGTAGTCCGAAATGGATTACTTGTACTTATCAGCGCCCGAGATTTTCGCGGCAATGCCTGCGCGGCGCGGTGCCCAGTTGATAAACTGGCCGATCTTGACCGCAACTTGGTTGGTCTGGAACATCGAGACCGCCTTGGACGCTGCGTTGTCCGGGTCCGAGTCCATAATGAGCGACGCCTCGCGCGAGAAGTCAATTTCCGGGCCTGCGTCCTCCGAGAGGTACACCTCGTTAGGCAACAGAATGTCAATCACGTTACCCGCAACGTTGTTGCTCGTGATAACCGGGAAACCCTCCAGCGTGCCGCCGTTCAAGTCCAGACCCGGGAACCACTTAGCGCCGAGCGCGTTACGCAGCGAACCCAAGTGCAGAGCACGGGCAGGCGACATAAGCAGACGGATACCGCCAACCGGGAGGTTAGCCGCGATCATCGGAGCGATAGCCGCTTGCAGGTCCGCGATAAGGTCCAGGGCCGATTGCGAGCCGTCCGTAGTGCCGAGCGTTGCGCCCGAGGCAACCGGAGTAACGCCGTAGAACAGGCCTGCGGGGCTAACTGCCGTAGCCGCACCCGAACCCAGGAACGTAGCGTCCAGGCCTTGCGCCGTAGCCTCAACGAGGTTCGAAAGCACGAGCGCCTCAACTGCCGGGTTCGAGAACTTGATAATCTCGTCCGAGAACGCCGAGATAGCGTAGACCTTGTTCCAACCGAGGTTGACATTGAAGAACGAAGCGGACGTAACCGGAACGTTCTTAGCCTCACCAACCCAACCCACTTGCGTACCGCCGTTCATACCGTTAATACGGACGTTAAACGGAATCTTTCGCATACCCTCCAGGCGGCCGAGGACCGTTTGCGGGTACAGGAGTTCGATAAAGTCCGCCGCGTACACTTCCGGGTAAATCAGGTTACCGGCCCATGCTGCCACGGACGTAGTACCCGCCGACACTGCGGCCTTAACCACGCCATTAACAACGGCGTCGTCCTTGTAGTGCTTTGCGGCCATTTGCTCGGCCAGCATGAGGTTACCGCGAGCCGCCATCAGCGTGAGAGCCACGCGAGCGACCGCCGAGCCCTTGGGGGCGTTGCTCTTGGTCGTGATCGAGGCCGGGTCCGCAACCGCCACGCCGTCCGCCGTTGCCGGGACCGCCTTAGCTTGCGACAGGAGCGACTTTTCCGCGTCCTTGAGGATTTCGAGGCGGTCCTCCAGAGCCTTAATCTCGGCCATAAAACCCTTGGCCTTTTCCACGTCCTCGGGAGTCGCGTCTACGCCCTTGGCGACAACAAACGCGTTCTTTTCTGCGGTCTTTTCCGCGAGCTTAACCAACAGCGCCTTGATTTGTTCAGAAATAAGCATACTACGATGTCCTTATTGAATTAGACGAGAAAGGGGAGAAGCGAGACGCGGGGTTGCGCCGCCTCGGTTGTCTGCGCCGGGTTCTCCCCTTGCGCTGTTTCGGGGTTTTCGCCCGGTACCTCGGCCCCCGCTTGCGCGGTGTCCTCGGCGTGCTGCAAACTCTTGAAAGCGGTAATGACTGCCTCGGGATTACACGGGATAGCAACGAGGGAAAGCTCGTGGACGCTAGCCTTGGTAAAGGTGAGGCCGCCCGCTGCGTTAGGCTCGTAGTCCTCGGGGCGGAATCCAATGGATACGCCCTTAATGAGGCCGGATTTAACGCTATGCCACGCCTCGTCCGTACGAGCTTGGACGGTCCCGGGTTCGTCTACCTTGGGAATCTTTGCCGTAAAGGGGAGGCCCTTATCCGTTGGCGTGCCGAATTTAACGGTACCCACGGGTTGCGAGTGGTCGTGATTGAGCAGGAGCGGGACCTCGGGAGCGAACGTGAGGCCCTTGGGCTTAACGCTGTCCTTAACTCGGTCCAGCGTGGGAGTACTGGCAATGCCGGTAATCTCCCGCGCCTCCTCGTCCATGCCCTTAATGACCACGGCTGAAAATGCCTTAGTGCTCATAGGTCAGAATGCAAAAAGTTGGAAAGTACGCTCCGGTTCAATGTCGCTAGCTGCTAGCACCGTTGCACCAAAGGCCATAGTTAGAGCTACGAGGCCGTCTATGCGGCCCGTGGCCTTAGCCTTGTCTAGTTTTCTGTTGCCGCTCGGGTCTTTCTGGACAATCGCGTTGGACGCGCACATGGTCAAAGGCGGGGAACCATCGTGAGTAACCCGCCCATTTACCAATTCGGACTCCAAAAGGTCCAAGGCCGGGGAAATGTCCTTGTAGCCCTGGCCGTGTGGCACGAGAGGGAGGCGGCCTCCGTCCTTGTGGGACGTATCCGCGTCTATGCCGAGGTCCTTAAACTCCTTTTTGAGGAGGTCAATTCGCCAACGGTCGTACGCAATGCTGTGTACGGCGTACTCCTCGCATATCTCCAGAATGTCCCGGGCTACGTACTCGTAATCCACTGTGCGGCCCGGGGTAGTGCGGAGGTAGCCTTGCTCGGCCCATAGGTCATACGGGGAGCGGTCCCTCTTGGCGCGGTCTCGTAGACCCTCCTCGGGCGTCCAGAACCATACGCGGCTATTCCATCGGCCCTCGTTCCTGCCAATGAGAGCGAACGCGGTAAGGTCGGTACGGGCCGAGAGGTCCAGGCCGCCGAATACTTGCGAACCAGGGACTAGCTCGGGGACGCCCCGGCACGACTCCCACACGTTGCGGGACACGAACGGGGATACCGTAGATACGCGCTGATTGAGAATCAGGTTTCGGAACGTGTTTTCTGAGGAGGGCATACGCTGCGCGCGTAACGCTTGGTCCTCCACGTCCTGCAAGCTACGGAACACTCCGAGGGCCGGGTTAGCTGCTTTCCACCCCTCGCGGTCCATTACGTCCGCGTCAGGCGGGGCCGCGTAGAGCCGGACTACCGTGTGCGGGTCCTCGCCCTTGAGCGCGTCGTCTAGCCATATCGAGAGCAAGTCCGCGTCCGTGGCGGCCTGCGTGGAGATAGCGATAAGGAGCGGCTCGGCGTGCGCGCCCTGCGCGGTGGTTACCGCGTCGATAAAGTCATCCTGCGGGCCGCGAATCTGGCCTATCTCGTCCAGGATAGCGAGAACAGGGGAGAGGCCGTGCGTAGTCTTGCCCTCGGCGGCCAACGCCTTGTACTCAACGTTTTTGAGCTTGCCAATTAGTTTTTTGCCGCTCGGGTTTATCCCAACGTACGGCGATATCTCAGGAGATAACTGCACCATCTTTGCGGCCAAGTTAAACACTAGCGCCGCTTGGTCCCGGGACATAGCACCGGAGACAATCTGCGAGTTGAGCCGAGCTTCGGGGCCGACCAAGTGTGCGAGGAGGATGCACGCGATAACCGCACTTTTGCCGTTCTTGCGGGCAATAGAGAGATACGCACGGCGAGTGCCCACGGGGTTGTCATAGATTGCGAGGATAAATTCCCGCTGGAACTCCTCAAACCGTATGGGTTGACCCACTAACGCACCCTCGGGCACGCGAAGGGCTAGTTCGCACCACCGGATTACCCGCTCGCCCCGAGTGAGGGCCGCCGTTGCCTTTTTCGGGCCTGGGCCGACAGGGGGCCGCACGATCATTGCAGCATTCCCGGCATAAGGTCCGCGAGTTCGCTAGCTCTCGTGGTCTCCACAGCCGCCCGCATACCCGTCTCTAGTGCCTGCTTATTCCCCGCGTCCCGCGAGCGGCCCTGTGTGGCCTCTGCGTGCGTATGCAAAGCTCGGGAGAGCGACACCGCACGGCGGGAGAGGGTCTCAACGAGGGTATGCTTGGGATTGACCACGGGGAGGCCCCGGGCGGAGACAATCGTGTCGCCCTCGGTCTCAATGTCCCCCTGCAACCGGACAATATCGGCCTGACAGCGGGCCAAGTTAGCCGCATGGGTCAAGTCTGCCGTATTCCAGGTATCGGCGGCCCGAGCTAGGATAATGGCCTCCCAAAAGGGAAGGTCTCCCTCTCTGAGCTTAATATGGGCCGGGGGTTGAATCGGGCCGGAAATAGCCGCCTGAGTAGCCGTTACGGCCTGCGTAGTGCTGTCTGCTCTTTTGCGGGCCATGAGGACTCCTGAGTGTTAGGCGCGTGCGAACTCGCCGTGATATTTGGTAGCCGCTGCAACATACGCCCCGTGCGCTGCCTCGGCTGTGCTGAAAAATCCGATGTGGCGAAACACGCCGTTGGACGTAAGCGCTGCGCGGAACTTTCCGTTAGGCCACGGGATTACGCCCTTGAGTCCCGTAGCGCTTGACGCCAAGACCGGACGGTTAGCCATGTTTTGACCTAGGGTCGCATGCCGCAGGTTAGCCGAGCGGCAATCGCTCTTGTCCAGGTTCCTGTGGTCGCACAGGAGGTTAGAGGGAGTACCGGAGATAAACCTGTGCAGGTAACCCGCCGTGTGACTAGTGACGTACCCTTTAGAGTGCTTGCGCCATTTATGGGCGGTGACTCGTGGCGTATCCGCAGTATCGAACACGAACGTAAATCCGCTATTAAGCGTAGCCACGGACGCGCCAGTACCTGCAATGTGCTCAATCTGCATATTTGGTCCTATATGGGGCTACGCGGGCGCGTTACGCGCGCATACGCGAGAATTGGCCTTTATCGGCCCGGAATGGAGAGCAAGGGTGTTAATCGGGATGAATCTTTGGACTTAGCGATGAAATAAGTCTGAACTGTCGGTGTCCC